TATTTTAATTTATGATATAATTATATCAAGAATAATTATATTTATAAAGGAGGTGCAGTGATGGATAGTGGTATAGGATATATAGAGTTGCCTTGCAAATTTACTGTAGGAGACCAGGTTAAGATTATAAATACGGGGGAAATATGCACTGTAAGTCTCTTAAAGGTGGGCATAGGTTTTAGCGAATATCGACTAAATGGTAAAGAAGGAATGTTCAAAGAAAACGAACTTGAATTAGTTAAGGGAATCCCGAGACAGGTGGTGAAATAAGGGCTGTAATGGTCCTTATTTTTATGCATTGAAAGAGAGGTGAGCCTGATGGCAAAAGGTAAATATAAAGAGTGGCTTGAGCCAGAAGGCTTATTAAAACTTGAAGGTTGGGCTAGAGATGGACTGACAGACGAACAAATAGCAAATAATATTGGAATTAAAAGGCAGTCGTTATATGACTGGAAGAAGAAATACCCTGACATTTCTGACGCCTTAAAAAAAGGCAAAGAAGTTGTTGATAGAGCAGTTGAAAACGCCTTATTAAAAAGGGCTTTGGGATATAAATATACTGAAGTTACTAAGGAACTAGTAGGCAGTGAAATGTTTGTAACTAAAGAGGTTGTAAAAGAAGTACAACCAGATACAACGGCTCAGATATTCTGGCTAAAAAACAGAAGACCTGATCTGTGGAGAGATAGGAAGGACCTAGAAGCTAAGGTTGATTTAAATCAACAGGATCCATTCAAAGAAATGACCAAGGAAGAGCTGTTAAAGATAGCTAGTGTTGAAGATGGATAGACAACTAATAAAACAAAGGGCAATGATAGAACTTGCAAGGCGTGAGTTCTTTTTTTATTGCAATCTTAAAGCTCCAAATTTCTATAAGCCCAATAGAAAATTCCTTGTTGACTTATGTAATGAGCTTCAAAGTTTCTATGAGCAATCTAACTATGATGTATTGATCATTAATGAACCACCCAGACATGGAAAGTCAAGGACAGCCGGATGTTTTGTTGAGTGGATACTTGGCGAACATCCTGAAGAAAAGATTATGACTGGATCTTATAACGAGACTCTATCAACTGTATTTTCCAAGAATGTTAGAAACACAATCCAGGAAGAAAAAGCAGATAGAAGTAAGGTTGTTTATACTGATGTATTTCCAGATAGGCGTATAAAAAAGGGTGATGGATCAATGAATCTATGGTCACTTGAAGGTGGATATAATAACTACCTGGCAACATCACCGACTGGTACAGCTACTGGATTTGGTGCAAGTATATTGATTATTGATGACCTAATAAAAAATGCAGAAGAAGCCTACAATGAATCTGTAAAAGAAAAACATTGGGATTGGTTTACTAATACCATGTTGTCTAGGCTTGAAGAAGGTGGAAAAATAATAATTATAATGACAAGGTGGGCAAGTGATGATTTGGCAGGCAGGGCTTTGGAAGGATTAGGCGAGTTAGGATTTAAAATAAAACATATCAACATGAAGGCCCTACAAGATGATGGGTCAATGCTATGTGAAGAAATCCTATCTAAAAAATCATATAAACTGAAAACTAAGGCAATGGGTGAGGATATAGCTAGTGCAAACTATCAACAGGAACCAATTGACTTAAAAGGACAGTTATACAATCTCAAAACATACAATAGTTTACCTGAGTTTAAATACATTTACAACTACACCGATACTGCAGATACAGGTAATGACTACTTGTGCAGCATTGACTATGGGGTTAGCTTTGATAACGAAGCTTATATCATTGGTGTTTTATACACGAAAGAGGATATGGAAGTAACAGAAAAGGCACAAGCTAAGATGATGGTTGAAGATAGGGTTAATAAGTCTAGGATAGAGTCTAATAATGGTGGTAGAAGTTATGCAAGGAATGTTGAGAGAATAATGAGTATAGATCTAGGGTCTAATCATACTGTGATAGATACTTTTTTCCAGTCAGCGAATAAACAGGCAAGAATATTGTCAAACTCTTCCTGGGTTAATCAACATGTATACGTGCCGGAAACTTGGAGAAATAAATGGCCTGAATTTGCTAAAGATGTGACTAAATATCAAAGAGAAGGCAAGAATAAACATGATGACTGTGCAGACTGTTTATCAGGGATTGCAGAAATGATTTCAATAAATACAAAGAGTTTTAAAACGTTAAAAAAAGAGAGTTTAGGACTATAGGGGGGATGATATGTATAGGACCGATAAAGACGAATTGAGTATTGAAGATATACAGAAGTTCATCAAAAAGCATAAGGCAGAGTCCATTAGATATATTAAGCTTCAGAAATATTATGAGGGTAAGCATGATATACTGGACCATACATCTAGGGATGGACAACCTAATAACAAAATAGTAAATCCATATCCTAAATATATTACTGATATGCTTGTAGGTTATTTTGTTGGACAGCCTATAAGCTATACTAGCAAAGAAGAAGGTGGATTACTAGATGACCTACAGGCTATATTCGATTATTCAGATGAGCAGGAAGAAAATCTAGAACTTGCCAAGATATGCAGCATAAAAGGTAAGGCTTATGAACTTTTATATCGTGATGAAGATGCACGAATAAGATTTAATGAATTTGGACCAGATCAAATGTTTGTTATTTATGATATGACAATATCACCAAGCATTAAATTTGCTATCAGGTATTATGATGTTGGTGAGGGCAATGATAAGATAACATATGCAGAAGTATATGACAAAGAAGTATGTACGCTATATAAGGGCAAGGATTCTGATTTAAGCTTAGAGCAAATAACACCACACACATTTAAGGATGTACCAGTAGTTGAATATGTGAACAACAAAGAGGAACAAGGGGACTTTGAGCAGGTAATTACTCTGATAGATGCTTATAATAAAGCGCAGTCAAACACCCTAAACGATATGGACCAATTCACTGATGCATACTTGATACTTGTAAATATGGCCGGTACAGACTCAGAGCGAATAGATGATCTTAAGAGAAACAGGGTAATGCTACTTGATGATGATGGTGATGCTAAGTGGCTAATCAAGGAAATAAATGATGCGTGGGTAGAGAATTACAAGGATAGAGTTAGAAGAGATATACACAAATTTTCTTACACACCTGATATGCAGGATGAAAGCTTTGGTAATAATCTAAGTGGCGTATCAATTAGATATAAGATACTAGCTATGGAGCAGATAAGAAGCAGCAAGGAAAGGAAATTCAAGAAAGGATTACAAAGAAGGATAGAACTTATATGTAATTCCTTAAGCTTAGAAAAGGATATAGACCTCTTCACTAATATTAATATCAAATTTGCCAACACACTACCACAGAACATCTATGAGTTATCCCAGACTATCAAGAATTTATCCCCTTACCTAAGTAGCGAAACCTTGCTTAATCAGCTTCCATTTGTGGAAAATGCAAAAGAAGAGTTAGAAAAGAAAAAGGCAGAGGATGAGGAGATAACAAGCAGTTATGATTTCACCAATATAGATAATGCAGGTGGTGATACTGATGCCAAAGAAGAGTAACTACTGGATTCAAAGGGCCCTTGAAAGGTCACGGGCAGATATCAGGTCAGCAGATGAAGTAGTTAAGACAATTAATGATGCATTCTATAATTGCTTGAAGGAAATTGAAAAGGAAATATCAGTACTATACTACAGGTATGCAGAGGACAACGAGCTTGATTATGACCTTGCTACTAAGCTCCTAACGGGTGATGAGTATAAAAGCTTTAGAATGGGATTAGAAGAGTATATGGACCTAATAGACAGCCCAGAGATACAGTTGGAACTTAACACTTTATCCACTAGATCAAGGATAAGCCACCTTGAAGAAACATTCTTTAACATCCAAAAGCAAATAGACAAGGCATATATCTACCAACATGAAGCGGTAGAATCACTTATGAAAGAGTCGATTCAGACTAACTACCATAGGGTAATATTTGATATAGGGGTAGCTACTGGTGAGTCGGTGATAAAAGATTTTCATAAGCTGACTATAGGGGAAATAGTAAAAGAATTTGAAAGGCCCTGGTCAGGGAAGAACTTCAGCGAAAGAATATGGAAGAATAGGGCCAAGCTAAAAGATGCCTTGGAAGAAGAGATAGTAAAGATGGCTATATCAGGGGCTGACTGCACACAAGCCATAGAGAGTGTGGCAAAAAAGATGGATGTATCAAAAAGAGCAGCCGCTACATTAGTGCATACAGAACAAGCCTATTTTAGTAGTCTTGGCACACTAAAAGCATACAGCGAAATGGGTGTTGACGAATATATCTATGTTGCTACCCTAGACTTAAGAACCTCTGATATATGCAGAGATTTAGACCATGAAGTTTTTAGCATTAAGGATGCACAAGCAGGGGTGAATTATCCACCAATGCACCCTAGATGTAGAAGTACAACCGCACCATATACTGGAGCTATGGAAGGGACTAGAACAGCCAGAGACATGTTTAATAACGAAGTCAAGGTAGATAAGTCATTAAACTATAAAGAGTGGCACAAGAAGTATGTTGAGTCTGACCCTAAGTATCTGATAGAGGAAAAGAAATGGAACAATAGACATAGTGACAAGAAACAACTAGAAAGGTACAAAAAAGCGGGTGTTGAAGTACCTGAAAAATTTGATAAATATCAAGATTTAAAGTATAATGGAAGTGAAAG